AAGGTCGAGCTAAAGAAAGATATTTCGGGATCACCAGTGATATATTCATCCTGGGCTCCGATAGCGATCAATTGCACGACACCTGCTGACATGGTATACTACTTTAAGGGGAGAAAATTACAAATTAGGTTTTCTACACACGAAACGGAGAACTAAAAAGTTATCTTTCTCGGGAGTTGATGGTACGATCAGGTTTCCATCTTGATTTCTGATGTTTATATTTAATCGATCAATACGACGAATTGGATCGATATATTGGGTCACAATGGGGTAGTTATCTTTGTAGTCAATAACAAGATCTTCAGACTTTACAAGACTCGCGAACGAATTCCGTAGAATACTGAGGGGAGCTTGTCCATCATAAACGTTTGATGTACGATCATTGAAAATGGAATCGAGTTGTTCAATGGATACATAACAATGTTCAGTAGCAACATTGGAATGAATGCGAGCAGCGAGGAGTCTAGCCTGAACAACATTCTTCAGTGGTTGACTGAGAAAGCAAGTGAAGGTGTTCGCGCTATCCTGACCCAAGGTATCGACTGTGATTGTGTGGTACTCATAGTTGAGATCGGGAATCGTCTCCGTTGGTGAAGTAATGAGAGCCATTTATAGTTAGCTTAGATTAAAGATCCACCGATTCCATCCTCAATCGCGTAGCCAGCGTGGTCATCAACAAGTTGTTGGGCACCACAGAGACCACCGGGGGTAAGACCTAAAGTATAGGCATCATCCTTCTTACCCGAACCTGGGGTACACTCGAGACTGGGCTTGAGATCGAAGATGGACGCTTCGGAAACAGCCTTGATCTTGATTGGCCTGGGTTGGTACGCACTGATGTTACGGGTGAGTGCGAGGGCGACAATCAGTAGGATCAACACGATGATAGAAGTGATCGCGTTGCGGTTGGCTTGATTCAACTTGAACATTTATTATAGGTGTACATTTTTTTAAAGTGCGTTAAAGATATTTTTTTTAGTTTCTACATAGAGAGTAGATGGACGAAGAAATCATTCTTGACCGAGGAAATACCACTGTGATGAAATTGGATGCTGATGAACAGGCGCTTATGGATGAGATTGAAATCTCAGCACCTCGTCCCAAACCTGTTCCCCGTCCAGTACACAGGCAAGCACCCCCTCAGCAACAGACCCATCAAGAGGCGATGGATGCTTTTGTGAATCCCAATAAACAATCCGCTCCTGTACATTCTCAACAGGATGAAGAGATTGACTATGGTGAAAATGAACCTACTTTTTACGACGATGAACCGATGGGTGGTCCAGGAGCCGAAGAAGAGCAACCTTCAAAGGGGTACACTTCAATTGACGAGGAGAAGTCGGATCTCATTAATAAGCTTGGACGCCTCGAGAAGAAGGGGTTCGCTGTGAACAAGAGACTCACAGCGTATTCGAACATTGAGGAACTACGATCAGAGGTGAAGCGTATCACCTATAGCATAGATGTGGAACAGTCTGTTCGATTCTCGAGGCGTATGTTGATCGCTTGTGTGACTGGTTTAGAGTTTTTGAATAAACGCTACAATCCTTTTGAAGTTCAGCTCGAGGGTTGGTCGGAGTCTGTAATGGAGAATGTCGATGACTATGATGGTGTGTTTGAGGAGTTGTATGTAAAGTATCGCTCGAAGGTCAGTGTCGCCCCTGAAGTGAAGTTGATTATGATGTTGGGTGGTTCGGCAATGATGTTCCACCTGACGAATAGTATGTTCAAGTCGGTGATGCCCAATATGAACGATGTGATCAAACAGAACCCAGATCTCGTGAAGAATATGATGTCGGCGGTCCAGAACACAACTAGAAACACAGGTGGACCATCTGATAATGCTCCCGTGGGTGGCACGAACAATGGTGAATATGAGATGCAGGGTCCGGGTGTAGATATCTCGAGCCTCATGGGTGGTATCATGATGCCCCCACCACCCCCGATGAACACTACGATGGGTGAGGCCCCCCAGGCACCCAGTCTTGATGACGACGATGTTTCAGACATCATTTCCATCTCAGGAGACTCCACTGGGGGTGAAGTCAAGGAGGTAAACGTCAGTGGCGCCACCAAAGCGAAGCGTACTCGACGAAAGAAGAAGACGGAAATTAATCTCTAAATATATATAAATGATAGCGTATTGTCCGCTGGAGGATCTGGAACCTCCCGCTCGACAGCAGAAGGCTGTCGAGGAGCCCGAGGTCGAAGAGGTTGAACCTCAGATCGGTCTCGAAGAAACTGAAATGAATTACGTCATCATGGCTTTCATTGCCGGCGTGATTGTATTAGCCGTCTCTGATTCCATCAGGGCGTAAATGAACTATGTCTACCGCGAGGTCTCAACCCCTCGTAGTAAATTTAGTATGTGTAGGTTTTGAGTAATTCCGAATCGCTGTTAAATCGGATCGTTGTCAGACCTCCACCAGTGGATGACAAAAGTTCGACGTGTATGTCATACGCGAATTCTTGTACCGATGCTTCACCATCAGCTGGTACAACACTAATTGTGTTTGCTGTCGTTGTCACCGTAGGGCTCCAAGGATAAGAGTTTGTTCCACCGAAAAGGTTTTTCGTGCCTATGGCGATGTTTTCACTCGATGCAGTTCCGTCGCTCGTACCTCCATGAAGTTCTAGAATTAGGGTACTTATGTTGGATACCGTAGAAGTTTCGCGAAGCATCATCACAAGTTTAGCATAGAATGCGTTATTGTTGAATGTTAATGTGATATCCTTAGCTTGACTGGTCGTGAGTGTAAATGCATTTGAATATTTCTTGTCAGCCACACCATCTGAGTTTGTGATGACACCACCATTCACATGAAGTTCTGTATTCGCTGTAGCACCATCAAGACCGATGGCGACCTCATTACCGAGATCAATCGCACCTTGTACCGTGAGGTTATTCCTCACCGTTAGGTTACTCTTTATCGTCGTTTCAGTTGAACTGGGTTCTATGTACACATTACCCAGGGTATCCCCATAAATGTTAGAAACGCCACCAGTTGTCTTGAACTCCATGATGGCATTACTCGAGGAGTCCTCTACCCGCGCCACACCATCATATACGTGGAATTGGGTCATTGGATTTACCGTACCTATACCAACATTACTCGTATGAACAATGTGAAGTCCGTCAGCCTCAACGCTATTGTCGGTCGCACCAATTGTGATACCCGAGGTTGTGTATGTTGAATTCCTAAAACCTCTCACGTATCCACCGTAGTTATCGGTTGTGTAGAGGAGCATACCAGTCTTCTTGTTTGTACCAGGACTCTCAAGTTTGAGTAAGTCCAGGTCAGTCGTTCGTGAATCATAAAGATGAACGTTAGAGGCTGGAGACTCTGTACCTATACCAAGACGACCAGCTTCGTCGAAACGAGCGAATTCCACGTCAGATCCCGCCCCGAGCTTGTGAGTGAACGTTAGAGGACGCTTCGCACCACCATTTGAAATGTTACGAATGATGTTTACAGATGGGTCGTCGGCCGTTGTTAAGAAGGCTAAACCTGTAATAATGAAGGAACCGCCAGCGGCGAACTCAATATCACCGTTCACTTTAAGTTTTGTTGCTGCGCTACTCACAGTTGCATCTGTACCACCGACGATCACAAGACCACTGGGGGCGATAGACATTGCTAAGTTTGTATCTTCTGTACTGTCTGGATCAACGACAACATTAGAAGACGTAAATGTTTTGAAGAGATGTTGTGGTGCGAGGTAATAGATGCGATCGGGACCTTCCTGTGCGTCACCGCCACCGTCATTACCTTTGAAAATGAGAAGTTCCGTTTTTTTGAAAGTGGCGTCATACACTCGTTCCTGTAAGTAACAATTGCCAAATACATCACTTTCCAATCCACCAAAAGTTATTTTTTGTCCAACAACAACGTTTCCATTCACTTCCAACTTTCCACGCGGTGCATCTGTACTTATACCAATGTTTCGAGATGTACCCTCTATGAACAAGGCGGTTGCGGTTGGTTCCGAAACCTTTTCATAGTCCTCTGTAATCCTGAAATCGCTAGATGCACCTGTAACACCCACAGACCACCCAGTTAGAGCTGTATCGTTATCACTCTGGACATACGAAGTGAAGGCGTTACCACTAGCTACGTCCGTTTGCATAGCTACAATGGCATCACCAGATGACTCATGGTTATGTACCAAAATACCATTACCCGCTCCTTCACCAGCTACGGGATTTCCTATCCCAGTAGCATACACTTCGAGGTGTGCAGACGGTTGAGTCGTACCGATACCGACACGTCCATCTGCACGCAAAGTCAAAACCTCTGTTTCATCTGTATAACGGTCATCTGCGAGGTAGATATCGAGTTTAGATTTGGATTTTCCAACCGTGTTTTTATATTTTCCCATCTTGAACGTGGCTCGCACACCATCACGATCCGCATTACCCTCGCGACTGAGATGCATCACATCGGCTACATCAGTACTTCCACCAACAATCGCTGTCACGTTGGACACAGTTAAAGGGGCGTTTCGGTGGTTAAAGTTATTACGATACTGAATCGGTGTATTTATGAACACAGTCCCACCCGAAGTGTGGAGACGACCTTGGGGTGTTGCCGTCCCCACACCCACGTTACTCGACTCGAGAATTGTCATCTTTGGTGCACCCATGACATTCGAGGTGCTCGCGTAGAAGTTGAGACCCTTCCCACTCTTGACGATGTTCTCCACTTTGTTCTCACCCGTGACGGGATTGGAATAGATGCGCATCGATGTATTCCCACTGATTCCATTCCAGACGTTTCCATACACTGTGGCATTACTCCCCAATACGTGAACATTTCCAGAGACGGTGAGTGTCTCGGTCGGTACAGTTGTCGCTATACCAACTTTTCCGTTAGATGCAATACGCATGCGCTCTGCATTTTTTGTTTTGAACCGAATGTTTTGGTTAGAACTCGAAGTGCTCGCACCATATACCTCAACGGAGCTTACATTGGAAGCAGTTGGACCGGATTTGAGAGTGAGTACATTGGAAGTACTGTCTCCACCATATCTGTCTGCATGAACTGTGACACTCGATGCCGATGAAACGACGTCCGTCACGAGATTTGTTGTAGCTACATTTCCTAAAACTGTGAGAACATTTTCAGCATTGATGTTTGCAAAAATACTGGCACCTATCGAGAGTGTATCCTTGGGTGATGTGTTCGATATACCCGATGGTGATGTACCTGTCGTTCGTATGGCATTCATTTGAACATTACTATTGATGATCACAGGTACTTCAGCTCCAGGGCTCATTGTGAGCAAACTACCAACTTGTAAACCCCCAGGACCCACAAGAAGACGTTGTGTGTAGAGATTGCCACTCGAGTGGAATACATTTGAGCCAGTATCTTCGAGGTAAACATTCGATCCTACATCGATCGTGTGTACGGGATTTATATTCGAAAAACCAACGTTTCCATCAGTGTACATCTGACCATACACGTGAAGGTTCACAGTGTTTGAGTCAAAGGTGATCGTTGTATCCTCAGGTCCTATAAAGGAGCGTGTCAACACAAATTCATTCTCAGACATGTCGTAGCCAAAGACGAGATTTGCTTCATTGGTATCTTCACTCATGATGAGTGCTGTATCGAACGTACCCGCACCATTGTTTTTACCCATAAGAATCACTGGATCCTGGACAACAAGATTCTGTACGGTTTGGTAAATCGTCGTATCA